GTGCGTTATCTCCCGCATCTTATCCCGCTCTTGGCCCTATTTCTATGGGGCTCGGCTGATTACACAGCCGCCGCTACGCCTCTTCCGCAGGGACCCGTTATTCTGGGTTTTGATCGAGATCTGATCTTCCGGGATAATCGGACAAACATCGCCCATATCGGCGTTCGTGACAGCTATGGAATCAACGATGCGATGGAAGCGGGCGACAGAGCCCGCATCGAAAGTCTTCGTGCGGTCGTGGCTTCAGCGGAAAATGCCCCTCCGCTACGCAAGATGATGATCGCTCTGTGTGATGCCTCCATTGCGCGCGTGGACGGTGATTTCGCCCATTCATCGAATATCATCCTGCAAGCTCTTCACGAGGCAGGGAAGTTCGGTTGAAGCGGGACATTGATTTTGGAACAGAGGGACAAGCGAAATGGAACCCTTTTACCCTGTTCAAACGACAGAAAATCCCTGCTTGAGCTGCGTTAAAAGTCTATCCGGTTGAGCATGTTTCTGGCGGGTTGATGTCTTTACGTCACTGGCCGCGCTCCACGGTTGCGAGATTGGGCGCTTTCGCCTCGATCACGACAGAGGCATATTGGCCCGGCAGGGTGTACGGCCCCGTCTGGGCCTGGGTGACGTAACTGCCGAGTGTCAGCCCCGCTGCCGGGGCAAGCGTAACGGCCCCGGTCCCGGCCTGGGTGACGGTGATGCGACACCCAACGAGTGTCCAGTTCGCCACAGTGATCGTGACCGCCGAGCTTGAGTTTACAGCAAGGGTTCGCCCACAATGGGCGGTATTGCTCAGGGTGGTGTCTGCCGTGATCGTGTCCACGGGGTGGGCATATTGCTGGCTCTGCCAACTGCCATCCATGCGGAACTCAAAAATGTTGGCCCCGGCGTTCACATCCTGCATGGTGATGCGCTGCGGGTTCGCTTCCCAGTTCAGATTGAACTGGTTCGTGTTCACCGCATAGGCGTGCAGGATGTTCTTCTGCCCTGCCACGCCCGGCGTGACCTGGGCGTTCAGCGCGCCATTGCCGGAATAGGCGTTGAGACTGGTCGCGCCCGAGATGTTGGACAGGATCGCGCCTGATACATCGAGCGGTGTCGCGGGCAGCGGGTTGAGTACCCCGAGGCGACCATTCACCCGGTCGATCGAGAAATAGGGGGCGTTCGTGAAATTGCCCCATTTCGCGTCGCTGAAGCGGTAGTAATCGGCGTTTCCCATCGGCGTATAAACGAGAAAATCGTGCTGCGATCCTTCAGCGTTGCCGAAACGGAAATACGTGCCCGCCGTGGCGCTTGCCGACGAAGCAAGGGCGGCCTTGCTTAGGGTCATCGTCTTGGTGCCTGCGCCGGAGACGATGGTGGTCCCTGCCGGGAACAGGCCATATTCTGCGGGCGTGTCCAGGATCTGCCCCGTATCGCCTGGGAATGTACACCCGCCAACGCATGTGATTGTGGCGCTTCCCTTGGTGACGATGCCATAAGCCGTGGTCATGCCCCAGGGCACAAGTTCTGTGCCTGTTGTTTGCCACATGAACGGAACCGGCTGCCGGTTGAACGTGCCATCATAGGTAAACCGGCTGATCTCGAAATAATCGACGCCCACATCGGGGCCATATGCCACCCTCGGCCCCCAGCCGACCGCCCCGTGCTCGAAATTGCCCCCATAAGTCATGTCGGGGCCGTCAAAAGCTATCGCAGCAAATCCGTTCGCATTGGTTGTCTTGATGGCCAGGGCGTTGTTTGATCCGGTGTTGTTCTCAATCGTGAACTCACCTTTATTGGCGTCATACCAAAGCCCGGTGAACATGCCGGATTGCTGGGGGTCCAGGACAACAAAGCCCGCCTTCATTGGATCGCCTGACGTTGTTACGCTCCCGGTGAGCGAACCGCCGGAAAGGGAGAGGTAGGATGTGGCGGCCTCCGCCTTGCTCAGTGTGCCTGACTGCAGGGCGGCGATATTGCCCGCATTGGCTGCCTCTGCCGCCGCGGCCCGGTTGGCCTCGGTCTGCACGGCTGCGGATACGGCAGCGGGCGTTGTATAGGTCGATGCGGCTGCCGAGGTCGTCAGGTAGTCCGCCAGTGCGCTCTGCATCTGATCCGAAGTGACCGCCGACGAGATCCCTGCCTGAAGGGTAGCAAAGGTGACGACGCCCGATCCGTCTGCATTGCGCGCCGTGCCAAGCGGCGTATTCATGGGCAGGCCATTCGGCGGTACGAATTGCGCCGTGGAAGGCTGCGCAAGGGCAGCGGCGGGCATTGTCCCGACCGCAAGCAGGAGAAAGAGGAAGCGCTTCATTGAATGATCCCGGTCAGGGTTGGAATATTGGCGTTGCTCCACCAGCCTCCAGCGCTTGGCGGAGAGAATGGCAATGAAGCCATCCATGCGGCCATCTGGGCGCTATTGATCTGCGTGGATCGGCGGCGGGGTATGCCGACAAAGGTCATCACTCCCCCGTTGTTCCACCATCCACGCGAGGGTGAGGATATGGGCAAAGACGCGAGCCACGCGCCCATGCCAGTGCACGTAATGGTTAGGCCCGGTATCGAAGCATCACTGAAATCCGGTCGTCCCGCGAAATTCGGAATGCCTGCATTGTTCCACCACCGGTCTCCCACGGGCTGATCCACACCAAGACAGGCAAACCAGCCCTCCATCCCACCACTGTCGATGAATGGTGCTATCGGGCCTGGCCCAGGTTGTGGAATCGGAGGAATAAGAGCCGGAATACTGCTGACAGTGATGGATACGGCGATCTGATAGGTGTTTCCAAGACTGGAGAGGACGCCCACGTTAACCGTAATGCTGCCGGCGACGAGCCATCTGATATAAGCCGTGACGCATGATCCGTAGGATGAGACCCACGCGATCGAACCAAATGACCCAGGGTCGAAGTCGAATGAGAGGACGGCTTCGTTAGGTCCCAGGATCTCCGAGAAATCGACGCTGTAGTCTGCACCGCCGTTCAGATTGCTATCGGGCCATACCAACTGGGCCTGAAGAACCGAACGCAGGTTCGGATTGGCAAGCATAAAAGGACGCACAATCCGTTCAGATGGACGCCAGATCATGAATGCACCTTTCCTGCCGAAGCGGTCTCATCGACGCCGTTGGTCGTGGAGCGATCACCAGTTCCTGTGGTAAGCGCGGTGTCGTCCGATGCGATTTTCCAAGGAAAAGCCGGGATAAGCGGAAAGACGGTAGGTTCCAGCCCGAAACGCATTTCGACATCGTGACATCTCAGCCTCGCGCCGATGAGATGCACGTGGATCTCCTGCAGAAGATCGCCGGTCGCAACTTCCCGCGCACGGGCAGAGAGCTCATTGGCCAGAGATCGTTCAAGCGCAGCTGAGAGCATTGCCTGCTGTTTCTGGCTCTGATCGACTAGAGTGAGAGCCTGCTGTCCTGCGTCCAAGCGGTTGCGCTGTGCCTGCAAACGCGCACGGATCACCGTTCCACCCCACGTCAGGATGCCCCCGATCACGGCACCTCCCGGACCGCTCCATGTTTCCCATAAAGCTGCAATGTTGATCATGAGCAGACGACGCTACCGACGATCTTGGCAATGTCGTCGCCAGGGCGCACGATCCGCGCTGATGAGCGCCATGTCATGGGAGTTATCCCGCTGTGCTGCTGGACGGCGCAGTGTAGCTGCTACCGATCGGATATGCTCCGTTAGGATCGGCTACGATCGCTGTACCCGTAGGGGGCAACCAATCAGCGGTCCCATCCCATAACACTCGGTCGATAACGTATCCGATCGGATGCTCAACCGTAGCTGCGGTAAGATATACCGAGTAGGCGTCAGGCTGCGTCATGTTTGTACTCCTCAGGCGCTAAATTCATCGATGATGCCGACGCCATTGGCTCCTGCGCCTCCCGCATTTTGGGCTGCTTGCTGGTTCGCATGAGCGCCGCCGCCGCCGCCCCAGCCGCCTGCGTTCCCGCCCGGCTGCGATGTGCTGCCATTATAGCCAGTGATGCCGGACCCACCCGCACCCATAGGGCTGTTGCTACCAGGGGGAGCAGCGGCTGTTCCCAGTACAGCGACACCGGGCAAACCGCCCGCTGCTGCAACCGCGTAAACAATGTTCGGTCCGCTCGGCATTCCATTACCAGGGCATCCCGGAATTGACGACGCAGCGCTGGAGGATGTTTGTATTCCGGCATAGCCGCCAAGCCCACCGGGGCATGAGAGCGCAGCAAACGAGCCAAACGGGCCGAATGTGGTGGCGCCTCCGGTTCCGCCCGCCTTGCCAGTCACACCAACGCCACCAACGCCGATGCTGATCGGGATCTGCTGACCAGGAGTGACGGGGAAGATTGCTTCTACATAAGCACCCGCGCCACCGCTTGAGGCGCAGGAAGATCCATTGCCGCCGGTGTTATCAGCGCTCCCCCCAGCCGCGCCGCCCGCAGCCTGGAGGCGAACACGAATTTTATAGACGCCAGCCGGGACTGTGTAAGTCTGGGACGATGTAATGACGGTCGTATTGAGGTAGCGACCGGGGTTATATTGTGCCGCATACGTCTCGGTCGCCAGTCCTGCGAACAGATTGCCCCACGACGCGCCAGACTCACCGGGCGTGGTCAGGTTGTTTGCAACGGTCGAGAGCCAGAATACTCCTGCAGAGGACGCGTCCTGGACGAGAAACCTGTTCGGGTATCCACCGATCAGCTTGGCAAAGGCCGCAGACCAGACGGGCGCGTTGCCGAGTACTTTGATAGCGGCCTGAAGCTGCGCAAGGTTGACAGGGTCAGGCGTCTGCCCCGAGGCTTCGATAGCCCCAACGATCTCTTCCTGTGTCGCGGTACGGTCCGCAGCAACCAGACTGGTCCCCTGCGCCTGTCCAGGCACCTTGTCCGCATAAACGCGCTTTCCTGCGGCGTTGGTGGTGTAGCCGCTGGCCTGAGTGCGATCCATCAGACATATACCCCCTGAACCATGAAGACGACGATCGTGTCTGCGGGCGCGTTGAGCTTTATGGCGGCGCGCAGATTGGCGCTGTCCTGATCCATGTTGACGATCCAGTAGAAACGCAGCGTGTAGTCGCTACAGATTGCCTCGCCGCAAACAGCCGGGCCGCAAATGGCAGGATCGGGCTCGATGATGGTGATTGTGACGCCATAGCTCGCGGCCATGCGCTCATAGAACTCGAAGGTCTGTCCGCTGGAGGCGACCCATCGCTGTCCCAGAAGCTGCTGAAGCTGGGCCTGGCTGAGATCTCCGACATCGCGGCCGAGCGGATCTGGTCCGAGAAGGGACTGATAGTCGCTCAGTAGGGTGACGGCAGAACCGGGCCAGATCTCCGAGGTCAATGCGGCGATATCGGCTTCGAGCTGTGCGCGGGGAATAGCGAGGGTCCGATACAGCGCCGCGAGGTTCGTCGCCCTGTCCCTGGACCAGGCATTGCCAGACGGCGTCAGTTCCTCGACCCATTGCGTGGCAATCTGATCAGCAGTGCGGGGCGCAAGCATCGTCATGACGACCCGCCTCCTGCCTGCCAGGTGATCGTTCCCAGGATGGTCAATTGATTGATCGGCACTAGAAGATCATTTGCAGGAGCAATCAGCGTGTTCTGTGTTCCTGCGACCGCCGCGATGGCTGCTTCGAGAGCGGCGATCGTGATGCGGCCGCTCGTATTCTTTCCCCCGATGCCAGCCGCCAGGAAAACCGGTGCCAGAGCGGCCTGAACGGCGGCTTGCGCAGCACTCGTGTCCGGGTTGAGTGCGATCGTCATGTTCTGAGGGACGATCTGCGCCGAATAGACGGTGGCGTTGCCTCGGACGGGTCGCACACTATCGATATAGGTCTGGATAGCCACGATCTGAGCGGGTGTGGGAGCAGTCGGCCCTGCCATGGCGACAATGATGCCAACGGTTCCTGGACCGTCATAGGCGCGCACCGCATAGACATAGGCGGCGCCTGCAGCCAACGCCCATGTTTCATAGTTGGCGAGCGTGCCGCCACTCGACCGGTTCTGGATAACGCTGATGATCCGCGCTTTCCAGGCTTTAGCGCTCTCGATCGCAGCCCCGCCGGCAATCCCGCTCTGATCCGAAACAATCGAAACGACGCCGGCTATCGGCGAGACGAGCTGCGCGGACGTGTTGGCCGCCAGATTGCCAGCGGTTCCGGCGCTGGTTGCCATCACCGGCACGGATGCCGTTGCGTTGGCTGCGATATCGGTTGCTGTCGTCACGGCCCATTGGGTCGAGCCGTCAATCGTGATCAGGGTTCCAACGGGGATATCGACGGCCTGAGACGTAGCAAAGATGAAATTACCGATCGCAGAAGACGCGCTTTCTCGCGGCACGCCCCAGATCTCGGCGTGGTTCGGTAGCAAGCCGCTTTCGGTGGATGTCGAGACGATCAGTTCAAGCCCGATGTCACGGGCGTAGAGATAGACCTGATAGAGGTCGAGGGCGCTGATGATGGAGAGCGCCTGCTCCAGCGTCTGGGGAGCTGTCGCATCGAGACGCACCACAGACCCGTCCGAGGCAGTGAATTCCTGCTGCGCAAGCGCCGCTGCAAAGCGTTGGGCGAGTGTGTCGGGACTTGGGATGGGTAAAGTCATAGCGTCGTCACCGGCGCATTGACGGAAAGCCCCAGCGCTTGCGCTGTGATGATCAAAATGCCCGGCTTTTTGTCGTACCAGGCAGCGTCGATATCGACCTCGATGCCATGATAATCGACGATCGAGGCAACCGCTTCATTGGCATAATCGAGCGCCGCGACACGGGTCGCTTCCGAGGCGCGCCCACGAGAGAGCAACCATAAGCGTGACCCAAAGCGCTGGCCGTCTTCCAGGAGAACGTCACCCACCCATCCCCTGCGGGAAAAAAGCGGCGCCTGGGTTCCTGCCGGCGCTGTCTGCATTTCGGGTGCGACATCATCGCTCGCCGCGCGCCGATCAGAACACAGCGCGACCAGGAGGGGCGTTGCTGGCGTGCGGTCGATCGCAATACGCCCGCGCCCATTCCCGACGGGATCGATGAAGAGATCGATCACTCCCGGGCCGGGTTTGATCCCGAGTTTCATGCTGGAAAAGGATGCGGCCGACATGAGGGGAGAATGTCATGTCTGCGCCCCGCCCATACCCCCGACCGATTCTAGAGGCTATCAGCTTTGTGGTGGTCCGCTTGTTCCGGAACCGGCCTGCACGCCCGTATGGATGTGGGTTTGCAGACTTACCTTACCCGCGACGACATCGCCCTTGGCAGTGATCTTGCCATCCGTCTGGATATCGAGAGACGTGTAGATCCGGTCCTGATTGACATCAAACACCGTAGTGCCCCCGATGCGGACCTGCAACTCGCTTGCGCAATCGACCCTGACGATCTTGCCGCCCTGAAAATAGAGCTTCTGCCCCATGGAATCATAGAGACAGACCTCCCCCTCGGCGAGATTGCCCATGCGGGCAACCGAAGGGTTTGCGGGCGGCAGGGCCACAAGATCGGCCGGATCGCTGCCATTGGCGACGACATGGGTCACAGCCCCGTCATGGGGGGCATGGGCTGCAAGACCAAAGGGGTGATGAACAGGCACGCTCGATCGCGTTACCCCGTAATGCGTGTCGAGCGTCACGGTCTGATCGCCGCCCGTATCATCGATATCGGCGATCACGCCGCGTGAGAACAGGCTGCGCAGAGCCATGTGAAAGGCCGCAAGCATCAGCTTCGCCCTATGAGGGATCGTGCGGTGAGATGCGAGGATTTGCGGGCACCGGCACGGGTGTGATCCTCATCCCCCTTGAGGTTATAGGCATCGGGCGCCACGACAGAGATCCGCGTCTCATAGCCCTGATCGGAGGCCACCCACGTTACGGCACCGATCAGCATGTCCTGGGTAAGGCCACTATACAGATCTGTCACCGAGACGAGCTGGTTGGGCAGCCACAGATCGCCTTTGCTGTTGCGAAGACCGGGCACGATATAGACATGGGCCGTCGAGCCCGCCCGCGTTGTGCGACCACGCCATTCCGCCTGATCCTGCAAGGTCCAGGGGTCGGCGTCCTCGCGGGGCTTCGTCGCCTTGCGCTTCTTGTGGCGCGTGCCGGCATGAAAGGCGAGCGGCGGCCCGACCTCGTCGCTCAGGCCCTGTGCGGTGCTGTCCAGTGGCGGATTCGTCGTTTGCTGTGTGGCCACCGAGCCGCCGCTTTGCGTCTTGGCCATCCATACCCGAGGGCGATAGCGCTGAACCTCAGGATCGACCCAATGTCCGTAACGCGTTGTGCTGGCGAGTTCGACCTTGCGGTGTGAAGGCGCGGCCGGCGGTTGCGCCGGAGCTGCAGAAAGCGGCGCAGCATTCGCATCGAGCGTGGTTTTGACGGGTCTTAACTGGCTCTTGAACTGGCCTTTGACCCAGACATCGGAATGGCGATTACGCGAGGAAATCCGCACCTCGATGCCGCGCACATTGCCTGGAAAGCTCAGACTGTCACTGGCCCTTGTCGTGCCCGCCTGTGTCAGCACGATCTTGCCAATTCCATCGGATGTCACGAGCACGCCGCGCTGCCTGGCATGATGCTCGATTGCATCCATGACCGTGTCGCCCGGATCCAGCGCCACCAGGGTAAAGGGTGCTCCCGTCTCGATCTGCTGATCGAGGGTGATCTTGTAGGGGTTGGTCAGATGGCCCACCAGACTTTCGAGGCGGATCTGCCGGTACTCCCCCGGCCCCGTTGGGTTGGCTGAGCAATCCACGAGATCGCCTGTCACGTCTCTGCCGCTGATGATGGCCTCTGCCGTATGCTCGTCGGCCGTCAGATTGATATCGTCCACCCATCCCTTGAGCACCACATCTGCATTGATCGAGATTTCCACCGAATCGCGAGGATGGATCGCGGCGACCTCTGGTGTCTCACCGCCAAGCAGGGCAGCAGAGCGCAGCTCGTCCAGGTAGCGAATGCGAAAAGACCCGGCGATATCGGCAAGGTCTCGCCCTACTTCGCAGCTGGTCCAGGTTTCGAGGATGCGCCCCGCGATCTTCACCGTCATGGGGCGGCGGGAAACGGTCCTGGTATCGCTCATCAGCTCAGGTCCAGAATTTGCACCGCACCGGGACCGGCGAAGGCGGGGTGGATCAGGTTATTGCGCGCCACCATGTCATCGAACGTGGTCTGGACATTGGCGGGCGTGTCGCCAGCGAGCGCATAGGCCAGCGTCCAGGCACTCATGGGACGTGTCGTCGCAATCGATATGACGGGAGGCAGTCTTCCGATCGTGGTCGAGAAATCGGCGAGGATGGCAAGCCGCAGATCCCGAAGCGCGCCCCACATGGCCGACATGGGAAGCGGAGCGCCTGCGGCGGCGGCATTGCCCATATCCGCGCCCAGAGCATCGACGGCCGCAACGAGAATGTCGCGCACGGAAAGGGCATCAGGCTGGCTGACATAGGAGACCGATGTCGAGGCGGCCACGGCCTGGGCGAGCGTGACCATGCGTGCCACCACCCCCAGGGCCAGAACGGAAGCGGGTGCCTGACTGGTCTGGGACGTGTTGAGGGCAACCGTCCCGATCTTCGATGCGCCCTGCAAAAGGATCGTGACGATCGTAGCCGGCGCGACGGTGAGCGTCACACCGTTCGCGACGATCGAGGCCGGGGCTATGGCGGCCGCCTGGGCAGGCATGGCCACTGAGGCTATGGCAGCGGGCACCACGGCAAATGCCGTCGACACAGCATCGGCGTAGCTCGTATCGTCATTGACCAAAGGCGGAGAAACGCCATTGGCGAGTGTGACTTGCGCCGCAGCCGTCGCATCTTGCAGGGGTTGCGGCGCATTCCCGAGAAGGCCATCCCAGACCCCGGAGATCTGGCTGATCAGCGATCCTACAGCGCCCGACAGCGCAAGAGGGATAGCCAGCACTGACAGTACCCCCTGACAGGCGAGGATACCTTCATCGACCAGCCCATCGGCCTGGGTCATCAGATTGGTGAGCGTATCCGTGATCGACGCGAAGAGCCCGGGTGCGCCCGATGTCTCCGGGTCACGATAGAAAGAGGCGGTAAACCGTGCGACGCGGATCTCGCGATCGGAGAAGGAGATCTCGGGCGGCTGCTCGGCCAGGCGAACGCGCAGGCGACCATACCACGGATGCACCAGTGTGGCCGGGCCTGCGGACAGGAATGCCTTGCGCAGACGCTGGGCGCGGATGACGTAATCATCGCCGATGATCAGGCCGGTGATCTGGATCGGCCCCTCGATCGCCCCGAAATCCTGAAAGCGCTGGATGTCGCGTCCGGGAAAAAGCCAGCGAACTACGCGTCGGCCGCCCGCCTCCCGCACATCGGGCATGAAGAACGTGACGCCCCGGAACGAGGCTGTGGTGAGGATGCGTCCCAGCGCCGAGCTGGCCAGCCCCGCAATGCCGCCCAGGCTGGAAAGCGTGGAAGCGCCGATCTCGCCGAGACCGGCCGTGGAGAGAGATCCACTCATGCGCGCGCCAACATGCGGCCGGTATCGATCATGGCAAGCTTGATGTCAGGATGCTTTTGCTTGGTCTCTACCTTGGCACCCGGGTCGGTGGAGATATGCAGGTGGAGTTTCGGGTTCTTGTCGGAGGTCGCCATGGCGAGTTTATCCGGTGATGCGCCTGTGGCCTTAGGCGTGCCATGCGACCCCAGATGCAAGAGCCAGCTCGCCCAGGACTCGAGCCATCCACCGAATGAGATGAAGGCTTTTTTGATCGCGTCCCAATGCTTGTAGGTTTCATAGGCCACAAAGCCGAGTACAGCGACGCCGGCGAGAATGCCCACCGACAAGGCAGCAAACGCGCCAACCGAGATCTCCAGCGCACCGGCTACCGCACCGATCACGAACCGCAGAGGTGACAGCACAGCCCCAATCAGGCCAAAACCCGCCTTGAGCGGGATCAGAACCGCTCCACACGCTGCCATAACGGCGGCAAAAGCGATAAGGCCGCTCGTGATTCCAAGGATCACCGGGAGCACGCCAGGCGTGTGCTTTTGCATCCATTCCATGACATCGATCACACCGTGCAGCCCGATCGTGAGCATATGCAGCGTCGGCACAAAGCCCTCGCCGATGATGCGCAGAACCTGGCTTAGCGCCTCTTCGAACGCCGTTAATTCGCTCAGGGTCGAATGCTGGCCCGTGTTGAAATCATGGTCGATAACGCTCTGATCGGCGCCCGCCACCTTCTGCCGGATCGAGAAATACTGATCCATGTGCTTGAGAATGGCCGTGACGAATGCGCGATCTTCCTGATTGTTGAAGAGGGTGCCCAGGACCTTCGCGTCAGTGCCGCCGTGAGTGATGCGGTTGACCTGCTGAAGCACGGCGATCATGGGATCGATGCCCTTGGCGCGGGCATTTTGTTCTGTGCCAAAGAGATCGACGCCGAACTCTGCGAAGCGCTTTGCGGTATGCGGGCTCGTAATGGCCTGAAGGAAGGCACGTGTATTGGTGACGGCTTCGCCTTCTGTGCCCGTTGACTTGCGCGCAACCGCTAAAAGCGCTGCCAGATCATCAACCCCCGACCGCCCTTTGACACCGAGCATTCCGGCCTGAGCCGCAACCTGAGGCAATAAGGGCGCCAGCTTTTCGAAGGGCAGATCCGCCTGCTTGCCCGCGATGGCTACTGAGGCAAGAGCCCCTCCTAGTGCCTTGTCACTAACACCCAGGTTTTCCTGCAATGCGAAGGTGCTTTTCGCTACAGCTTCGGGCGCCGCATTATAGGCAGTGGCGATATGAGCAACTGTGGGCAAGACCGCATCGAGCTTGTCGCCTGCATAGCCTTCGCGACTGAAGAAGCCCGCCGCATCGGCCAGATCCACACCACGCTGGGACGTGGCGCGTGCCAGCTGATTGATCTGCATTCCATAGCTTGCTGCGAATTTATGGTTCGCGTCACCGTCATATCCAAGGCCGATGCCGATATGGGTGAGTGTGTTGTCGAATTCGGCTGCCGCGTGGACCGGCTCAATCAACCCAAAGCCCGCGGCTGCGGCTCCGAAGGCCCGGCCCATGCCTTCCTCGACCGAGCGATGCACATTCTCCAGGGAGTGATGAACATTCCCCAGATAGGCCCTCGATCCGGTTGGTCCCGACGGAAATCCACCTCCGCCGTTGCCCGATGCGCCATAGCCTGAATTAAGCGTGCCCTGTACGGCGCGCATGGCTGACATTGCCTGCTCAGCGGCGCGTTGGGCGTTCTGACCCATGCGGTTCAGAGCATCGCCCGCCTCTGTCGCGCCGCTAGCGGTAGCGGCGAGGCTTTCATCGAAAACCCGGGTGTTCCCCTCTGCCGAAGCCATGGAGGCATCGGTGCGTCTGAGCGCTTCATCGAGCGCACGTGTGGCCTGGGCGGCACGCTCGACCGGCTCATGCAGTCTGTCAAACCCGTGCGCCTGGTTCCCTTCAGCAAATGCCTGATCGACACGATCGGCCGCGCCTGCCAATGCCCCCATGGCTTCGGCCGTTGCTGTCGCGCTAGCATCCGTGCGCGACAGCCCCTCGCCCAGGGCGGTTGTCGCCCCAATGGCGGCTTGCATGGATGCCTCGGCGCGGCCGATCGTTTCTGAGAAGGTATTGGTGGCGCGTGTGGTCTGCTCGATTGGCTCCCACATCTTGTCGAAGGGATCGGTCCCTCCGACACGGCTGAGCGCCTGGTCGATCCGCGCCAGCATGCCGATGATCTTGTCGATCGGTCCGGAAATGCCGTCTGCCAGGTCGATCCGGAACTGAGTGTGCAGGGAGTCCGACATCAGTTCCGGGCCTCATTCTCTTTTCTGATACGCTCGCCGAGCGCGTTGGCCGCGTTATTCCAGAACAGCGCCCGCCTTGGGCTCATGCGGCACAGGCTTGCCTCGTCGAAATGGAGCGTGTGCGCCAGAGCCGCCAGAATTACCGGCCAGTCTTCTGGCCACGCCGTGTAAAAACGCCAAGCACCTCGACCAGGGTCAGGTAATCAGCATGGGACAGGGCGCGGATGAACAATTCACCCTTCATATCCTCAAGCCCGGTCATGCGCTTGAGAAGGAACAGCTGCCGCCCCGACGCGCCTTCAGCATCGACGGCATCGATCATGTCGCCGCCACGCAGACGGCGACAGGTGATCTCGCGGATCTGCTCGATATCCTCGTGCTCACCGGAGCGACGTGTGATTCCGGCCGGCTCATCGAGTGCGATCGTCACCGTTCCATCCGTGTTCCAGCGCGCGCCTTCTGGCAGCTTCGGGCGCATATCGACGGTAACGGGCTTGTCGGCGCGTTCGCTGGCATCGAGCACCTGAGGCGTCACATGGGCGTGTTCGTGATGCACAGAGGGGCGGGTCGGGTCGAAATCCATCAGCTTGCGTCCAGTTCGATGTAGGAGGAGAAATTCCAGACGACGGGTGCTTTGCCGCCGTCATCGCTGAGCACGGGCGCATCCAGAATGAAGGCGTCCGGCGAGGTGTAGAGCTGGCCGGTATCGGCCTGCCACTGAAGCTCCTGCTCTTCCCCAGGCATCAGGGATGAGAGCTTCATGCCTTTGGCGATGAGCAGGGTCGCGCGGACTTCGCCAGCCTGGAATTCGGCGCTGCGAAATGCCTGATACCCGGCCACCTGCGTCACATTCCTGATGCCCGACAGGCGGATCGAGGAGCCCTTGACCACATTATACTGTGTGCCCGCCCACCAGAGGCGGACGATGCCGACGGTTGCAGCCATGATCGTTTACCCCTGAACCTGAAGAATATTGGCATCGATGATCAGCGCGCCGATCGGCTTGATCGGCAGCATGGCATTGAGCCGGTTGCGATCGGTGGTATCGATGCTGAACGAAGCCGAAGCGGCGAGCGTGTCCACATCCTCGATCCAGCCATTGGCCTCGTAGAGCTTGCAGCGTGCCGCCCAGGCCCCAAGCATGGTCTTGGGCGTCACCACGTTGGGCACGTTCGCCGAAACGGCATTGTTCTGGGCGAGCTTGGCGCGTGGATAGGTCGTGACGACGTAATCGTTGAAATCGTAGCGCACGCGGCTCGCGATCGCAGGCACCATGATGTCCTGCGGCAGGCCTGTGGGCACACCCGAGGCCGCGTTCTGATAGGTGGTCACGACGCGTTCGAGCGCGACCGTGCCATCAGAGCCGATCGTAAAGGTGCTGATGCCAGAGCCCAGGAGCACATTGCGCTGTGATGGGATGAAGGCATCGAGACCCTGTGGCCCCATACCGGCGACTGCGTCCAGCGTGAGACCGCGCAACTGCACGGAGGGGTCGCTATTGAGCGACATGCAGCACTGGCCGGCAAAAGCGCCGACGATCGCCGCCTGCGTCCACATCGGGTTCTGCGCCCCGATCACATTGAGCAGCATCGAATTGAGCTGGGCCGTCACCGCCAGCAGGCTGCCATAGCTGCCGCGCAGGGCGGCATAGACACGCGCATCCTGTTTGACCATCGCGCCATAACGACGCTGCGCCTCCTGGGCGAGTGTCTGTAGATTGGGCGTGTCATAGAGCAGGGTGACGATGTCCGTGTACCAGGTCGCCGAGATCAGCCCGAGAGCAGCAGAGATGCTGGGCGCTCCCGCGCCACCACCGGCGGGCGTGATATCGAGCGTGGCGCCAGCTACGGCATCGCTGACATAGGGCGAGTCCCGCACATCGATGTCATTGCCATACTGACTTTCCTCGAGTGCCGTCAGGGTGACACTGTTCGCAACTGTGCTCTTGCCGTCCGACGAGAGCGTGGCAGACGCGATCAGGCCGGTCTGCGCCAGAACCGACGAGGTTGTTCCTGCGCCATAGGCGGAGAGAAAGTTCGCAGCCATGATTGCGGGCGTATCGCCGGATGACACTCCAAAGGTGATGCGTTGACCGCCCACATAAAGCGCACGCGTCCCGGAAGCGGTAGCTGGCCCGTTAAAGACGATCGTTGCCGCTGAAGCCTGCGCACCAGCGCCGGGCGGAAGAGCAAGGACATCCATCGCGACACCCGGGCAGGCGGCAGTGAATGCGGCGATCGCGATCGAAGCGGAAGAACCGATCCCCATCGTGGCCTGCATCTGACTGGCAGACACGTTCTGATGGAGCGTGGCCGCTGCCAGTCCCTGCTGGATGGCGATGAACAAAACCCGGACCGGCATTGCGAAAACGGTGTCGGGGGGCGTGAACTGCACCTCGGTATAGGCGCCCGGAACGTTATAGATGCCGGGGATCTGCGTGAATTCGCTCACGAGCCGCTATCCTTCTTGGCTGGGCTTAAGGCCACGCTCGCTGCGGATGCGGCCGGGGTGGGTGTCGTCGAGGCGCTGTTCGACGAGACACTGTTCGACGGGGCGGTGGTCGAACTGGCCGTTGAACCGGCGGACGGTGCCGGGCTGGACTCTGCCGGCGTCGGGTCTGCCTTGATCTCTACGATATCGCCGGCAGCGATCAGCCGCGCCCAGAACGGGTCGGTCGGATCGACGGAGAATTGCGCAGGAACCGGCCTGCCGCTCAGATCCTTGACCACACGATCCTTGGCCGTGCTGACGTTCATGGGGCTCATTCTTCTCTCACGGTGATGGTTGTGGTGCCGAGATCGGTCTGGTCGCTGATCAGCTGCTCCTGCAGGCGCAGGAAATCATTGAGCGTTGCCGTGACAGTCGGCAGATCGAGCGCGACATCGGGGATCGTGATTTCGAGCACGACCGTTGCCTTGCCGTCCTGGTTCCAGTCAGCCAGCTCTGTGCTGCTCACCTGAGTTACGCGGCACGTGCCGATATCCTCGATCGTAAAGCCGTGGAGCGCTGCGATCGCATATTCCTGCAAGCCCATCATGCCGGGCAGGTAGGCGCCCGATCCGATCTGCGCGCCCAGATAACGCTGCTCGGGCTTGTCGAATGAGACCATCAGGATCAGCGGAAAGGATAGCGTGCCCCGGAAGGTACCGGCGTTATCGCTCTCCGGCGACCAGTGCGACCAGCCCAAGCCGATCAGGTTCTTTGTTCTCGTGATGTCTTTCCAGGTGGCCTGCGACACCTTTGCCGGAATGACCGCATGGAAGAACCAGGCCGGATCGAAAAAAGCCTTGAGCTGTGCCTGGATTGCCTGAAAAGCCGCGCCTGTTACGCCGCCCGAGATGATCGCCTGGAATGCCTGGATTTCTGTCGCGTCGGGCGCAGGGTTCATGACCAGCATTTCACGGTCCTTTCGCGTCCCTGGAATTCCGCCCAGTTCGGGCTTGTGTTGGGCAGAAGCTCGCCATCCAGCGTCACGGAACCGTCCTCGACCTTGCGCAGCCAGGAGAGCGCAGCCTGATAGGCCTCCTTGACCTTTTCGGCGCTCGTCGTGCCGCCCATCTGGCAGAGCAGGAAACGGGCGATCGCACAGCAGCTCTGCGTCAGGGCCAGAGGCGGCGTTGCGACAGGCGTCACGTAGCGGCGCCGCAGATAGCTGTCGATCATGTTCGAGGCATCGCCGAGAGCGATCGCGACCCGTGGTACATTGACCTGATCCATTGCCTGTCCGTCCGGCGTGGAGATCTGGATAATCTCCACTTCCCCGTATCGGGCAATCAGATCGTCTGGCGTTGCGTAGGCCATGATCGCGCGCGCTCCTCTGCTCAGCCGATCTCGATGACCGTCAGCTTGCTCTCGTTACGAAGCAGGTCGATCTGGTTCGGCGAGAAGCGGCCTTTGTCATGGATGGCAAAAGCAGGGTGCGCGACGCCCGCGCGGCGGAAGCCCGGCTCCTGGCAGGTGATCACGAGATCGCCGACCTGAAGCGGACGGGTGCGGCCTTCAGGGAGAAGGATATGCCCGGCCGCCTTGCTCTCACCGTGGGGATGTCCATGACCGATGGTCAGCGTATGCCCAACCCCGCCGAATTCATGGGGCTGCGTGTCGCGCAGAGAGTCGTGAAACCCTCCCGCTGCACCGCCACTGGCGATCATACGTGCACCGTCTTCATCGGCGAGGGGATAGTTTACGGCCTCCCCGTTCGCCGGTACGGGGGCTTCGGCGCCGGGGGCATTCGCGCCCTGAACGGGAGCTTCCTGATCAGGGGTCTTGTCATGCGCGCCCGACTGGGCGCGCGTGGGTGTCTTGGCCATGGGATTATCCGTTCAGCTGGGAAAGACGCTCGGCGACCATCAGATCGGCGGCGCCGATCCACGGGTTCGTACCAGTCGCGAAGTTGTTGCCCGCCGAAAGCGGTGCCAACTGCGCCTTGAGCAGCGTGCGTCCAGCCTGTTCGAGGTTGCTCGGCACCATGAGCAGATCCGGCACGATCCCGTAGGGGGTGCCATCCGCACGACACAGCGAGGCCATGGCGGCCTTGGCATCGCCGAAGCTCTGAATGGTCAGAGGACGGGTTGAGCGATAAGCGAACTGCCAGAACCCGACACCTGCGGCGCAACGACCATCCACGCCCCACTGGAATTCGCGGTTCTCAAACACATTGTCCGAGTCCAGCCGTGTGCGTGCTGTGACCGTAAACGGGCTACGGGTCTGGAAGATGATCGGTTTGAGCGCGCGCGTCGTACAAAGCAGGTACCAGGCGGGACCGCCCGTCTCGCCAGCCTTTGGCCCAGCCATATTGGGGTAGGTGAAAGTTTCGCCGTTCGCATTCACCGCCTGATGATCGGTGTCGAAGAAATACTGCCCATCAAGACAGGTCGTCTTCGTGCCGTTCTCCAGCGCTCCGAAGCACAGCTGGTCGGGGAGCTCAGCCGCATCCAGCGCGAGCTGCTCGATATAGGGCATGAACACGCCCCAGCGATCATCCGCAATGTCCTCGCGCTTGATGGCGATGGTTTCTTCATAGGTCTCGTTGCGAATGGCATATTGCTGCATCGTCGAGAGCTGATGGATCTCGCGTGAGCCGATCCATTTGCGCATTCCCGGCATTTCCGGGAGACGAGGATAGAAATTCTCGCCGGCTTCCGAAGGGACTACCTGGGCAAAGCGGCTGTAGCGCGAGGGCGCCGTGCCGATCGCCTTGTTGAAGGCAAGACTGACTGCGGTCGAAAGCGCAGCAATATTAGGGCCTGTGATTTGCATGGCTTTCTGGTCCTCAGATCGTCACGAAGGGCGTGCCGCGTTCGTCGAAACCGGCGAGAACACCGATCTTGAGACGCGTGGCGGCGACAGCCGGGGTGTTGCCCGATGCGGGCGAAGATCCGTCGCTGAGTGAGACCGTCTGATCGTCGATCGCATAGACGGACGCGCCGTAATTTGCCCAAGAGGGGGCTTCATCGAATGGGAGCGCCCAGGTGCCGCGATCGATCTCAACCGGGCCGGGACCATAATTCGGGCTGACGACGTTCTGGTTCGCCATATTGTTCTGCTGTTGGCTCGCGAGCCCGATATTGGCAACCACTGTAAGACCGGCAGGTGCCGCAACACCGGCAGGAATGACGGTACCATCCGAAAGCAGCGCGGTGATTGAGCCGCGATAGACGACATATCCGGCAGCGACCGCATATCCGAATACGGGGCCGCGCGCGACCATGAGGCGCACAAGGGCGCGATCGGCTTCAAGCGCCATGACGATCCCCCATCGCTTTCTTCAGGTCGGCGGCATCGATGCCAAAACCGGCGGCGAGGCTTTCGAAGACTTCACCCCCCGAGGCATTCGCCTGGGCGGAGTGCAGCGTGACGCTACCCTTGTTGAGGTTCGTGCGCGGCCAGGATGCCACGATATTGGCGGCGAGCTTCGCATCGCTGCTGTGCAGCGTGACGATGCTCTCCTTCATCTCCTGGGTGATCACGACGCCCTCGGCTGCAGCCTTGTCGAGCATCTGCGATGCCTGACCCTGCGAGCGCTCTTTCTGGATTGTCTCCAGCTGGGCCTTGAGCGCCGCAACAGCCGCATTATCGCCGCCGATCTTGCTGGTCAGGGCGGCGACAAGCGCGGCCTGATCCGTATTGGTAGGCACGCCCACGACACCGGCGATGGTGGAATGCAACGTGGTGCGCGAGCCCGCTGCCTTGAGGGCGGCGCGCAGTTCATCGTCCGTCGCGTCAGGGGCGAGCCTCAGAAGCGCGCGGATCTCTTCGGGGTCCATGCTCGTCTCCGATGTCTGTGAGCTGTGCAATGTGGTGAGGGTGAGATTGGGCGTGTTGGTGAGAGCCACGCGCAGGATGCGCTGGACACGACCCGAGGGAGCGCTGTCGATCACGGGCGAGACGCCGCGATATTCGAGCTCGCTCATCATGTGGCGACCAGCCTTGTTGAATTGCGGCTTCGCCCAGATGCCATCTGCGCGGGCTTCCATGGCTGAGATCCAGCCGACGGCCGGCGCGTGCTCACCCCGCGCGCCCTTGAGGTCTGTGGCGTGGTTTACATCGATCGCGATCTTTCCATCTGCCAGGGAAGCCTGGATCACGGCCTGCGCGTCATCAAGCACAAACGGACCAACCCCGTTGCGACCGGTGAAGCGCCCGGCAGGCAGGACGTGCATCCACTCAGGCACCTGGCCCGGTGGAAGCGCGTTCAGCGCGGGTGTGATCTGGACAGTCTTTGTCATGGCGCACAGAATGCACGAATGCGTCCCGGGATGGACCTCTGAACGTTTCTAGGGGGAGCACGGCGCCTTTACGGCACTCCCTCGGAAAAACGCCCTCAGGAGCGCCTTGGGGTGTTTTGGCCCCACTCGGACGATAGCAGAAGGTGAGCGGCCTTCTACCCCGTTTAAATCGGTTTTAGCGGCGTTTTAAAACCGACCTGCCCACATGCAGACCATTCAGCCGGAAACCGCCTTGCGGAAGAAGCGCGCGAGTTCCGAGACGATCACCTCCCGATCCTCGGTCGAGAAGCCGAGATAGGGGCGTGCCGGGATAGTGACGGATTGGCGCCTGAAGCCATGACCGCCCATGACGAAGAATAGCGCAGGCGCATTCTTCGCTCTGATAACGCCGCCGAACTGGTGGATGGTTGAATAGACCAGCGGTGAGCCGATGACGATTGCATGCCCCTCGACTACCGAAGTAATGGTCCGCCGAAGCTCTCCCGTTTCGTTCAGGATGCCAGGCCCTTTTTTGTCCTGGGCATAGAGCGGGTTGAGCGGCGCGTAATCCGACCATTTCAGGCCCTTGGGGTCGGTGCCGGTGTCGAAGCGATGACGCACATTGTCTTCGAGTGGCAGTGCAGCCGCCGCCAGGACAGGTCGTGGATCGCGCCCGATCGCAGCGATCCGCGTCAGCGCCTCGCGCATCGGCTGGAACGATCCTGTGATGGTAATGCTCGCCATGGTGGAACTCCGGCATGCGATGCGCTATATGAGGGTCAGGCGACGCGCTGAGACACGGTGATATTCTGCCTGCCGTAGGACCGGCCTCTCTTGCAGGGACCGGGATCGCTTTGAGGGGTTCCCTGGCAGGCCCCTCCAGCGCGTCGTCTATTCCTCCCCCTTTTCCAAATCGGATTTCGCCGTCAACTCGGCGCCGAGCAGATCCTCGACCGATCCGTCGAGGATCGTCATGCGCTTGAGTGCGCGCCGTATGGCGACCTGCTCCGTGCGATGGAACGACACCAGATAGGTCTCGCTGCCGTCTTGAGTGGTTTTCAGGGCTGCTCGGTAATCCTTCCCGTCACGCCGGAAGAACACGACACGGCGCGCGCCGTCCTGTGCGATGATATGGGGGGCTGCCAGGATATCGGGCAGTTTGCCGTATTCCTCGGCCGTGATCTCGGGATGGCGCAAATTCTGCTTGGTCAGCGTCTCGTCCGAAAGAAGCACGTGAGGCGTTTCAGCCCCCAATATCTGACGCACGCTTTCCGGCACCGTTCCGACTTCCGGCTTCCCGACCGGCATACGCATGAACGCATCGATCGCATTGCGCTGGGAAACGCGTCGCTGCTCTGGCGAGAGCGGGTTGGGCCGCGCCAGATCCGGGCGCGCCTCCTCAGGTCGCGGCGCCAGAGGATGCGTGTCGAAGGGGTAGGTGATTTCCGAGCCTTCCGGATCTGCGTCAGCAGGACCAGGACGGAGTGTGGGGGGCTTGATCAGCCCTTCCGGCACAAGCACCGGCGCTGGACGCCCCACACGGGCCGCCTCGTTATCCTCCCACGCCTTGCCCGGATTATAGCCAAAGCCGGGATCGATCCCGACCGGCACCTGATGCACCTGGCCGGTATGGGGATTGATCCACGACGTCATCTCGATCTTGGGAGAGTCGGAGACGGTCCAGCCATTGCGTTCGAGCATGCCCTCTGAAACGACTTCCACATCGCAATGGCAGCGCCAGCCATTGGGCGGGAAATGCGTGTTCCACCAGGGATCGTCATTGCGCAGGATCATCCCGTCCCAGGCCATATGCTGCACGCGCGGATGGGGGCAGGCATGATGCCGGTAGCGCCAGTAAGCGAACATCTCGCGCGCCACTGGTGTGGACATCCGGCGATAGCGGCCGGCTGAATAGGCCGTGGCCATATTGGTGTCGTAGATGATCCGCGCCCGCCAGCCGGGTTCGCCATTGTACTTCCAGCCATGGCGCTCGGCGATCGCCTCAAACTCCTTCTGGAAAGTCTTGAAGACGATCTCGCCCTTGATCGCCTTGTCAACGGCGGCGCGCAGATCCTTCAGAAGCCCCTCGGCCGCCGCTCCCGCCACCATGAAGCCACGTGCGTGGGCCTCATGCCACAGATCGGTCCAGTGCACCGTAGAGACGTTCTCCTTGCCCCTGAAATAGGCAAGCGCATCATTCGGAGGAAGTCTGACCGCTTTCAGGGTGGCATCGTCATCGGCCATGGATCAGGCGCGGCCTTTTGCCGGCTGCGCCATCATCTGATCGAGGATCGTCGCCTCACCCGCGAGCTCGGCCACGAGCATGGCCTTGGCCATCACATCGGCCAGCTCGTCGCTGGGAAGGTCCAGGGCCTGGAGTGCCTCAGTCATCTCTTCGAAGCTCTTTGCGTTGCCAAATGCTTCGCGGGCACGCGCTTCCATCGTTTCCATGGCGTGCTTTGCATCTCTTGAGAGGCTTTCCGACAATGCCGTCACGATGCCTGGTCCCTGTGCCTGGGTGAAGCGATGCACCATACGCCCAATCGCTTCATGGTCCAGAGCGCTGTGACGCGTCGTCCGGGTCTGGCCGGGTGGCGCGCTGGCGGTGGCAGGCTTGCCCTCTGCAACGGCGGGCAGATCGCGGATGGTGGCAGGGGGCACTGTGCCAGGCCGATCCTCGGCTGGCTCGATCCGCGCGCTCAGATCATGGGGCGGCGTCGGTGGAGGTGTTGGAGCACGCCCCCCCACAATCTCGTCACCGTCTTCCGGATCTGTAAGCCCCAAACGCTGACGTAGCTCAGACGCCTTGACCTTCAGATCCTGCGGGCCGAGCCACTGCAAGGCCGTGGTGACGATATCCATCGGCACCTCGTCGGGCCGGCCGATCGAGATCTTGGGATAGGCTTTCTGCGGCCCGAACGTCATGGCGATCATGGGCTCGATCATCTGCATATTGACCGTACGCGTTGCCAGTCGTGCATCGGCCCGTTCGATATCCTCTTGAACCATACGATGGATCGCGCCCGAGGCATGGGCCCCTTGCTTGCTGTCCGCTGTGCCCGTCTGACCGATCACCGCCTTGCTGATCTGGGCATCCAGCCACTCGCACCGTCGTTGATGGATATCATTCGCCCCTGCACCGTTCTTGGGCTCGTGAAACTCGATCTTCATGCCCTCTGGAATGATGGCAGCTGCGGCTCCCGCAAGATCGGTCACGGCACGCATCAGCACGCGCCTTTCCTGCTCGGTTGCTCCCGGCCGATAAAATCCGACGCGCATCGGCAGTCCATAGGCCTGGACGAACAGCCCCCAATCCCGCGACGAAAAAGCCTTGAACATTGACGCCCAGGCGACAGCCCGCGTCAGCCCGCTGCGCAAAGGCAGGCCTGACCAGCTCGGATGCTTGTGGACGACGAACTTGCGCGGATCGAGGGCAATAAACCCGATCTGGTCCACGCCTCCAGGCACCACGGCCGGCATGGGAGCAGAATTGAATTCGCGGATCATGATCGTGCTGCCGTCCTGATTCGAAACATCGAACCAGCGCTGGGGACGGAACACAGCATCGACGATCCTGTTCTCCCCCGGATTGAGCGCCCAGGTCAGTTCATGAACGCTCCAGCCCTTGCCGATCGCGTCAAGCATATCGAACAGCATGTGCGCCACGAGCTCATCGCGCAGCCAGGCCTCAATGAATTCCTTGTGCTTCTCATGCTCGGGGTCGGAGCTCGCGGCCGAGACCGTGATCGGCAGCTGGGCGACCGTGCGCTTTCTCGTATTCAGCACGCCCAGATAATGCAGATCGCGCTCCTCGAGCGTTTCGGCAATGGTCTGCCAGGCAAGCGAATCCCCCTGATCGGCGGCGCGCATGGCCGCACCCATCATCTCTGGGTCGAGGCCGATGATGGGCGTGCTGATGATGGCCGGGCGGTTGCCAAAGACATCCGGTCCCGCCACAGGCTCGCTGAGCCTGGCCGGCTGGATTGGATTGCCCCACTGGTCGAGCAGCTTCATCGTTTCAGCCTTTCGTGCAGCGTCGCATCGAGGTGCGCGCAGCGTGCCAGTCGGTCAGGTAGCGACGCAGCTGCGGATAGCGATCTCTGGGAAGAGTTGCGAGTTCGGCCAGCAGCGCATCGTCATCCTGGCGGCTATAGGCCACAAGCATCGTGCAGGTTTGCAAGGGTGCAGAAGGCGTGCAGGCGTTGAGGGCAACGCATGCGCACCACAGACCAAGAAGAGGAGCGCGCATCAGAATGTTCCGTCCTGCAGGCTACGTTCCAGTGCGTCGGGGTCGGCCTGCGCCTGGATCTGGGCCGCATCCATGGCGTGCTGCGTGTTGGCCGCTTGCTCGGTGTCCCGAGCATCTTCCTTGGCCTCTTTTGTCGCCTGCGCGCCGCGTGCCAGGTGGATGACATAGACCCCGAAACCGAGGATGGCGGCCGCGATCGCACTGAGCGCAATGATGGATGCCGAATTCAAAAGATCCTCCCTCTGAGGCCAAGAGCGCCCTCACGTTGCCCCAGGCGCTCGGCCTCGATCTCGCGCTCGATCGGCCATGCATTCGGATTGACCTTTCCGTCGAGCGAACCTGGCCGGGATGGCACGCGCTCAAACGCGTATTCGATGATATCGGCGCGGCTTGCAGCATAGGCCATGCAGGCTGCTACCGCCGCGTCACCGTGACGATTGCCTGTCTTGCTCGCCGTGCGGCTGTCAGGGATGCGCGGCACGCCTCGCACGATCTGAATGCTGCGCAGATCATCCACGGTGTCGCGGTCTTTGGGCAGGCTGAAACTGTCGTCTTCCAGCGCCGCCTTCATTGGCGGCATGTTCTCGCGATACCAGCTCTCGGAAAGCATGACGGCCTCGACCCGCGCACCGTAGCGTTGCACCGCGACCTCAGACAGATACTGGCCATTGCCGCGCGCATCCATCTTGCCGCCCCGAAAACGCGGCAGGCGATCGAGCACGAAAAACAGGATCTGGCGCTGCTGGTCGAAGGGCACATTGCGCAGTTCGATCGTGAACGGGGTGCGGCGCTTCATGCCGGCATCGATCGCAAGCGGCCAGATGACAGTGAGATCGCCCGATCGTCCGAAATCCTCTCCGAATACATGAGGCGTCTTCTGGTCAAGCGCATCGAGCAGGGGAAGCAGCACCTCGCCACACCATTTTGCGCATTCGCCCGTGCGGATTGCCTCAGGCTGCAGCGCGAACTGGGCGTCGCACTGCCAGCGGGCAACCCCTGCATTGCGATCCGTGCGGGCTTCGAGAAGAGCGAACGGAAGATAGGTGCCACTCGAAGGCGACGGGATGACATGCAATTCCTCATCGGCATCGTCCCCGAATTCGTCCAGAATTTCGGCTTTCCATGCATCTTCGCCCTCTTGCGTCCAGGCAATACCCTGCTTGGCTGCGATCTTGCGATAGAGACCCTGCGCCACCGCATCCTCGAAAGTGATGCGCATGAGGTGATATTTTTTGCGTCCCGAACGCACCTCCTCGACGAGCGAATTGAAAGGGTTTGTATCCCCCTTATGCGTCGAGAGGATGACGATTTTTGCACCCCAGATGCGCAGGGCGAGAGCGGCCTTGATGACCGCCCTGAGATCATCCACGAACGCGGCTTCATCCAGAATGACCAGCCCCTGCTTGGACCGGAATGCGCGGGCCACAGACGGCAGCGCCAGGATCTTGTGTCCTGAAGCGAACTCGATGCGAAATGCCTTGATCGACTGCTCGGGTCTTTCATCATCGACGAACAGTTCTTCGGAAACCTCTACCGCCGCAGAAAGCAGTATCTTCGCGTGATCTGCGCAATCGTCGATAAACTGCCGGGTCATCTCCTTTTCATAGCCCATGTAGAAGACATCCATACCGCCCCCTGACGGCGCAGATGCTGCTACAGTGACCGCCAGCCAGCTGAGCACCCACGAGATGCCGATACGTCGAGACTTCTCGATGACCGTGATGTTGTGCGACAACACCTCCTCGATCACTCGGGACTGATAGGGCAGCAGAGGGGAGTTTTCTGGCTTCACTTCGACGTTCCCAGAATTTGCTGTCGGATGAACGCCATGTTCTCGGCGCTAAAACCTTTTTCGCGCGCGACAGCGGCCAAGCCTGCTTCAGCCTGCTTCTTGAAGCGCGCCTCAACCTTGGCCTCGATCCTGGCCGCATATTCGGCGTCCGCCTTGGCGGATTTGGTCAGGTGATCCATGGCCTTGGCGAGAAGCATGATGCCTTCCGGGCTGCCGTTGAGAGCAGCCTTGCCATTCTCATCGATTTCGCCGTCATCATTTTGAGCGAGGAAGAGATCGGTGATCGTGGTGTGCAGCAGTTCGATGTTAAGCTGTGCTGCCCGCGAAGCCGGTTCATCGCCGAGCTGGCGCACAAGGGCTTCGGCGATATTGCGTGAATGCCGCAGCTTGGCTCCCAGCCTTTCCATGCCCTTGACGTGCCGCCCAAGGGTCGAGCGGCTGATCGTAACGACATCGAGCTCGCGCAACGCTGCGAGGATCTCGTCGATCGTATAGCCCTCACCGCGCAGGCGGCCGATCTCGTCACGGATCTCCAATGGAAGCTTGTCCACAGAGGAGGGGCGGCTTGCGGTATAGCCTGTGCGTCTTTTCGGCTTAGGCGCACCGTCGCCCTTCGGTTTGGGTGGTTGTGGCCGCTTCGCCATGGGTCAGAGTGGCTTGCGCGCGGCGACGCCGTGGACGACGCGCACGCAGTCACGGACTTCCAGCCCTTCGGTGGTCAGGGTCACGACCCAGAGCTCGCCCCCGGTCGGGCGGGGCAGCTTCTCGATCCTGATACTGGAGGCACGCTCGAGGAGCAGGAGATCGTTGCGCAGATCCTCGGCATTCACGGGACGCCCCATGCCGTGGATCATGCGCAGGATCAGCTGCTCATTGAGCGTGCGGGTCTCCATCTGCGCAACCGCGTCCAGGACGAACCAGCGACGATCTTCTTCAAGGGCGCGCTTAACGGCGTTCATGGGATGTCTTTCTTGTCCATGTGACCCCTGATCATCACGTGCAGCAGGTCAGTATTGTTTCTGAGATCGCGGGCAATCGTCTCGATCGCGCGCTCGGTCCGGTTTTCAAAGGCGCGGCGCTCGGCGTGATCACGCTCGATTTCTTCTATGCGCCCCCGATTGCCGAAGCCCATGAGCACGGCTGCGATCGAGAGCCCGATCGCCAGCAGCACAAAGGCGAGAAGAATGAGCACGAGGATCGGACTGCTTGCTGCCCCCGCAGCAGCACCCGCCGCAACGGCCTGAACGACTGATCCGGCGGGTGTCTGTGGGGTCATGTTCCAGGATCGCCGTCAGACGGCCGGCGTCGAAGCGACAGGCGGGGTCAGGCCTGCATTCGGAAACAGGCCGCTTGCCAGATCGAAAATCGCCTCCTTGAGGTGCGTCTGCACCACGGCAAGGTCAGGGATCACGATCCCGGCGTTTTTCGCGAGAGCCAGGAATTCATCCTGAGCCTCGACAAAGACCGGATTGTCCTCACGGAATGTGTTGTAGCTCTCGGCCAGCTGATCGATCCCACCGTCGATCTTGGTGACGGCGCTTTTGACGGCGGTCTGGGCGATGTCCTGGTATTTCGTGGCTTTGCCCGCAATGATCGAGCCCAGAAGAGGCTGCGCCACGGAAAGGATGGTCGAGGAAAGCGACGAGAGAAGAGATTTCCAGTTCATGGAAGGGCTCCGGAGATTTTGTCAGCGCGCCGTCCACGCCTATCAATCAGATCCATGCCGCCACGCGTCCGTGACGGTATGACCGTCACGCGATCGCGCGTTGAGGTTCGAGGAGTTCAAGAGCGCGCGTCAGGCGGGCATCGAGCCGCGCCAGCCAGCCTTTCCCGAAAATGTTGAAGCTCTCAAAGCTGCGATAGGCTGCCTCCTGGCGACCAGCCAGCGCATAGACAACCATGCGCATCACCGCCCCTTGCCGCACCGCAGCGTCGAGCGTCACTGGGCCAATCTTGCCGTCCACGGCGACACCGAGATCTTTCTGCAGGCGCTCGGCATAGACGCCGCGCATCCAGGGCGCGAGCGTTTGAGGCGTTACTGCCGCAAGGGCCGCGAGCGTTTCAGGGCCGATATTGCCGTCGATCTCATCCTTGAGCATGCCAATGATCTGCTGAAGCTGATTGGATGCGCGACGCACGCCGGAATTGAAGCAGAAATCGGCAAGCATCAGATCGATGCCGCCCGGCAGATCGTCGCCTGCGACCGGACGCCAGTAGAGCGCCGAATAAATGGCGCGGAATGTGGCGTCGGAGATCGTTTTCATGGTTTCGGCCGTGACGAGCTTGGCGTCACCGCACCACTGGACCATGACGGGCGCGGAAATCCCACGCATCGTGCCGACCAAGCGACCGACACGCAGCTGCCCACTCGTCCAGTTCCCGGCATCACTAGGCGATGCTTGATAAAGCCCCTCGTAGGAGGCGGTGAACTGGGCGATGAGGGGGAAGTTGTTTCGCATGCCTCTTTTCTAGAGAGGCGGATCGGGCAACGGACCTCTAGACGATTCTAGGGGCCGCGCGTTTCCAGACTAGAACAGCGAAATCTGACGATGATCGGAATAGCGGGGCTTTTCGGGTCTCGCGGCCATCTTGCCACGATAGGGCTTGCGCAGAGAACGATAAACCGAGTCCGACGTGACGCCAGCCCGCGCTGCAATCTGATTGACCGTGAGGCCCATCGCAAGATATCTGCGAATGCGCCAGTCACGGCAAACCGGAACACGCCACATTTCCTTTGGATACCGACTTGAGAGTGCCGACGCAATCTCAGGGCCATAAAGCGTCTCGAGGCGGCTGCCAGCCGCTACAGCCGGAATGAAAATCTCCTGTCCCGCCAGCTGCTCGATAAAGCATAGTGCCGCATCATCGCCAACGGCTTGCGCGAGGAATTCGATATTGGCAGGAGCAGGGACGGTCATCAGCGCACCTTCAAGTTTTCAAGGAATGCGGTGGCATAGGCAAGGCAGCGGGCGGGAGACACTTCGTCATGCTGGCCCATGATATGCAAAATGGCCTGCATTTGCCCGATTTTCTGCTCAAGCGCGTCACGATTTCCATCGAGACCACCCACGATCGCAACACCGACGTGGCGACGCAAATGCATCAGCGACGCCTCCAGGGCTTCGAGATGTGCCTTCTCGACCTGCGCCTGGACTGCGACACCCTCGCTCATGACTGCATTGCCTTGAGGCGATGGACGATCTCACCGAGGCGCCCAGCCTTATCGCACACCTTGACTGCGTCGAAGTTCAACGATCTGCCCGTGCCCTGGCAGGCGCCGAGCGCGTAGGAAGCAACACAGAGCACAGCGTCTAGTCCCTCAGCGACATCCGACTCAAGCTCTTTGATACGCGTCTCCAGGGCGTGAATCCTTTGTTCGGTCATGCGCCCGACCTCGAATGACCGAACGAGCTGCGATTTTGCGGGGCCGGGCCTCGGCGACGTTGGCCGCACACCATGACCATCGAGTGCTACAGGTGCGCGCTGGTCGCGTCTGCGTTTGAAGAACATCATGGCTGTTTTTCCTTTTCGCGACGAAGCCAGTCCTTCAGCCCCTCGATCACACGGTTCGCCTGGGCTGCGTCCAGGAATTCAGGGGCAGAAACGCCTTGTGGATTGGCGGCGGTCCTTGTCTGGCGCAGCACGAAAGAGCGGAGCGCAGCCAGCTTGTCCGAGGAACGCACATAGGGTTCGAGATCCTTCCATAGGGCGTAGATCATGCGCACCTGGGCCTTCACGCTGTCAGGCGTGCGCCGCTTCCCGGGCTTGGGCTTCCAGCCCAGCCGTTTAAACTCCGCTAAAACCGCTTCGAGACCTGAGATAGACATGTCCTTGGCGTGATAGGAGCCGCCCACACGCTGGAGGATGTCGCGGTAGCTATCCTCGTCCAGAGCAAGCTCTTTGCGGGCGACATGCAGCTTCACATAGAAAACGTTCCGGCCAGTATTGGCCGAAACGTGCTGAACGAGATGCGGGCGGCGGGTCATGTCGGGTCTCCCGGATGATCATCACCTGGAGGCAGGGTTTCGGGCAGCGGGGCGTCAGCCGGGGTCGCGCTCATGAGCGACATGACGCAGACAGGCGCATTGTGATCGATACGGCCGATCGCGCAGGCGGCTTCGATGGGTGACGCCCCGGATTTGACCATCTGCACGATGAGTTCGGAGTCATGCGTCTCCGGTACTCGGGTAGAGGCGGCAAGCTCGCTGATCAAAAACCCGAAAACTCCGGTCGTACATACCGGAATTAAGAGCAAGATACCCACCTGCAAGGTGCGTGGAATTTTGTTGGAAACGCTCATAATACGCCCCTCAAACCCGTGAGAAATCGACGACGAGCTGTTCGTGCTTGCTGTCCCGATTGGGGCGCACCCGGCACGTCACGGCTGTTTTCGAGGCAAGGACGGCTATCGAGTCCTCAAGAGCTCGTTTTGCCTCAGGCCATAGGGGGTGTTCCAGGTTCAGGGATTTCAGCTTGAGAATATCCCCTACATTGGGACGGCCGTTTTTCTTGTCTGTCTCGAATGCGCGCATAACGAGCTCCCGAAGCCCGACATCTGCCCGTTCGGTGTAATCGTCGATGATCTGGGCAACCAGCTCCTGCGCAATCGAGATCTCCGGCGTCGTGCGATGATAGTCGCGTTCTTCGAGCTTGATCTCGGTATGGGCGTCATAGGTGCGGATCGTCATACCGCCCCGCGTTCCGCCGGAGCGCAGGCCGTATTCCTGCGCGAGCAGATCACGGTATGCCTGCATCGCTTCGAAAATCTGCTCCTTCTTGGCCTTGTTGAATGCCGCAAGCTCACGGAAATGGTCCCTGATCTTCTCCGCCACCTCGTGCTGCAGCACCGTGGAAGCGCGAATGCAATTGACGGGAACCTGGCGCCCCGAGGCATCGGGGATCGTTTTAACGGGGGCTTTGTCAATCGTGTTCATAGTGGGGTTTCCCAAGTCAGTGGCGAGTGACGGTGACAGCGCCACCATCTGTTCCGGAAAGCGCCAGCGAGAGCGCCGAGGTATGAATCGAGAGCGCGAGCGCAGTGGCCGCGATATCTTTGGCAAGAGCGACGATGTGTGGTTCCGGAAGAACGCTTCCTGCCGTTTGCGCGTCAAAATGGGCCAGAAACTCGCTCAAACGAGCCCGCAGCTCCCCGTAGCGAGGATGAGACTCACAAAGGCGATCAGCGAGGGTCACCACCTCCCGCAGGTGAGTATCCAGGTTGAACTTGACGTTCAGCTCTACGGTGTCGGTCATACCCAGAGCCCTCCCACGACTGTCTTGATGGGGGTGCCTGCCGGCACGGATGAGAGGAACGAGACGACAATCCGTGCTTGTTCCTGATCGCCCTGATTGCGTTTGATCATGGCGCGGCTGCGGTCTGCCGTTTCCATGGCAGACCGTCCCGGCGGCTGCTTCACGAGCGTCGAGATTGCGTGCTTGCGCAGGAGTTCAGACACGTCGTCTTGCGCGAAGGACGTGCCGCTGCATGCCTTCTTCCAGAGCTGAAGAAAGTCAGTCTTTCCGCTCATGACACCACTCCGATCACCGGAATGAGCGTGAGACCATCACACGTCACCTCATGTGGCCGAAAGGGCCGATTAAGACGGTCCTTCGCCGACAAGATATTGGCGGCATTCACCACACTCTGGTGACGAGCACCTGCCTGCGTCAGATACTTAGCCAGGGCACGCATTTCGGCGGCGGTGATCGTTCCCTTCAGGGCGAGCATATCCGTCCCGAGACGGACAAGCTCCTGCCCCATCCCAGGTCCGGGCGGATCGTTCGGAATATCAAGCTTGCGCATGATTGTTCTCCAGACCTTCCGCGATACGCACCGCGGGCAGATCGTCAGGAAAAGAGTCGAAGAATTCGGCCACGACTGCGCGGCGCGCAGAGGTGCCGGAAAACGCATCGGGGAAGCAGCGGGCGATCATCGCCAGCTCCGAGGCATTGGCATTCGGAGCATTGCTGCGGATCATTTGCCGGATGGCGATTGCGGTGCCCTCCAAGCGCTCCTGCTGCTCGAAGATCGTGCCCTCGGCGCAGGACTTCAGACGGGCGAGCATGGCGTCGCGCTTGGAGAGGGTCATGGCGCGTCTCCCTCGCGGACAGTGCGCCATGCGCCAATCACCTCACGCACGGCGTAGGCCAGACGTGCCATATGCTGTGGCGCCGCAGTGATTTGCCCTTGCAGATCGGCCCGGTCGGCCTGTCCGAAGTCCTCCTGGACGCGAACAAGCTCGTTCAACGCATCGACGAGCTCCCCTTTGAAGACGAAATAACCCTTCACTCTGTCATTAAGCGCGTTTGAAGGCTCTGTAATGCCGACAATCCGGGCCGATAAGTTACGCAGCTCGCGCCAGAGCACCGTCATGTCAGCGCCGCTGCAGCAATGCGCGTGAATTCGCTCGACTTCACTATCGAGAGCATGCAGAAGCCTGCCCTGTTCTTTCCGGCGCTCAGTCTGGAGTTCTTCCTCCGGAATGGCGGCGAAAAGAGGCGTCATGACCGGATAGCCAAACTTCGCGTTCAGGCTCTCGACGTGCTTCAGCTCATCCGTGATTGCCAGAACATTGCAGCAATCCAGATCGAGGAGCGCCCAAATGATTGGCTCCTTTCCCCCGCCTTCCATGCCAAGGGGCTGAGCGCGCGCGGCTTTGAGAAGAACTCCTAGCTTATGAGCGGCCACACGGATTTCCCCTGCCTCGCTCTCGCATGAGCCGTAGCAGCCATCCTCTTTAGGATATCGGTCCTCGATCAGGTCTGCCTGCTGCTCGATCTGTTCCAGCAGGCTGAGGCAGGCTTCGTAGCGTGTCTGGGTCATGCTTCTTCTCCGTGCGCATGCCGGACGCGATCGGCCCAAGGCTGCGTTTCGGGTGGGGAATTGAGTTCATCGAGCAGCCGGAGATTGGCCTGCAATTCGCGGCATCGGACCCATTCCATCAATTGGCTCAAGCCGATCAGGACGATCACCATGCTGATGAGGTAGAGCACCATCAGCCCGCATACGGCGTCGGTCATTGCACGTCTCCCGGCTCAGGAAAGCGCACGCGACTGGCCGCGATCGCCACACTGCGCAGAGCCTCCAGTTCGGCGATCATGCGCAGCCGTTCCGGCGTCTTGTGCAGACCGAACGGCATAGTGCGATGGAAGGACAGCGCCCGATTGACAGCGGTAAGCTTGTCACGCGCGGGCAAGTGTTCGATCGGCGTCATCATGCCGCGATCCTCCGGAAAGCGGGCATCTCGCCCGTCATGTGCTTCTTCCAGGCCGCTTTGACGTCATCGACGCTGATCGTCTCGGCGTTGCGTACACGCGCCATGGTGGAAGCCTTGAGCAGCACCTTGTTCATGGAGCGCAGCGCACCCTGCTGGACAGCCACGGCGCGGCACGCCTCGCGCACGTCGCTGTCGAGCTCGCCCCAGGCGTCGAGGATTGCATCCACGTCCTGCGAGACCGGCCCCTTGATGATTTCCCATTCATCGATGCGCGAGAAAAGCTGCGCATGATCCGGCAGACGGCCCAGAGCGCCGAAGCGATCGTTCAGGGGCGCATTGCCCATGAACACGATGCCGGTCTGCGTCTTGTCGAAGATGCTGCGCAGCTGCTCGATCGCCTTCGTGCTGAGGAACTGCGCCTCATCGATGACGATCAGCCCCTGACGGCCTTCGAGAAAGCGCTCGACACGACGCACACGGCGCGACCCGCGTTCCGAGGCGCAGCCAAGCACGTCCTCGATCTCGATCAGCGTGGCAGCAGCACTTTTCATGCTTTCGTCTGCCGTGATGATCCAGACATTGGGGTTCTGGCCCGCATAGGCCTTTGCCGCCATGGTCTTGCCGACGCCCGCTGCACCGGCCACGACGCCCAGTTCAGGGCCATATTGCGCGGCTTCCATCAGCGCCATGAGCTTGCGCGCCGTGTGGGTATGCACAAACTCCGGCGCCCTGGCGCGGACGGCACGGATGCGCGACCTAGCCGAGCAGCTTTCGAGCCATTTGACGATCAGCACATCGTAGGCCTCGTAATTGCCTTTGTATGTGTTGCTCAGCCATGTCGAAAACGTGCCCGACGACATACCCGCCTGGTCGGCAATCTGCTTTTGTGAGAGGCCGAGGCGTGCCTGTTCCGTCCGGACACGAGCGCGCAGCTCCTCTCTCGCCATTTCGGCGTTTCCCTTGTCAATGACAGCCATATTCATTATTTCAATCCTGTGGAGCTTTGGTACTGGTGCGAATGAAATACTTCGCGTCAGTCGTCTGAACTGATCACCTGAAAACGCTGACGGTCCGGTCGAACCATCTCGTTATACTTCTCCAAATACAGATCCTCTTCCGAGGCTTCGCGCAGCGCCAGGGCTGCGTTGCCTCGCGTCGGGGCCGATCCGGGAGAGAACACGGGGCGCACAACTTTCGCCTCGATTGGCTCGTCGCTCTCTTCCGTGTAGTTCGCCGTGATCTGCGCAACTTCTGCGATCGACATCTTGAGCTCGGCAGCCAGAGCCTCTTTCGTCGCCCGCTTCCACTGTTTGCGCGCACGATTGTGGTCCTGTGCAGCCGTCCGGTCGGAGAACCCTGCCGCCTCGATGCAGGCTGCCGACGCCAGATAAGACCCGTTCGAGTGATAGACGTGGATACCGGCGTGGTAATCCTGAGGATCGAACCGAACGACACACATCTCGCCCCTGACCTGGAGAAGCTCTTCACACCAGTAGCGATTGCCCGCGAACTTGATCTCACCCCGCACCTTATCGGCACGGATGGATTCCGCTGCCATCAGCCACAGGCGGGCCTGCTCTTCCGTTGCCTTGCGGATCTGCACGTTCTCATAAGACGCCTTGAACGCCTGAAGGAACGAAAGCTTGCCCCCGCATGTCTTCGATTTGCGGCCCGTGCGGGCATTATGCTCGCGGATCTCGGCGGCAATCGTCGTGAGGAACACGTCGAGCGGAACAGCATGACTGCCATAGTTCTCCGGCTTGTTTGTCGGGCGGTTGCCGCTATAGGCTCCCGCAAATGCCGGATGCTTCGCGATACGCTGCGCAAAATCTCTCCAGGCGCGCTCGATCGGCTTGGACTGGCCTGAGTAGGGCGTCGTCCATCGCACATCGACCCCCAGCTGAACCATGATCCCGTCCGGCTCCTCGTCACGCACCTTGAAGCGGTATCGTGTCGGTGTGCCGCCCGTGAGCCACTTGGACGCGAAGTTACGGCCGTTATCGAGATAGCAGCGCTCAGGGATGCCCCATTCCGAAACCATATCCCCAAACGCCAGACGCACGACCTCGGTGTTTTCCGAGCGATCGACGCGCCATGACAGGATCATGCCCGAATAGAGATCCTGAAACCCGACCATGACAGGACGGCCCACCGTGCCATCCGGCCACTTGACGAACACATCCCATTCGTGACCGTCCGCGTTCACAGCCTCAAGGGCATAGAAGAACGTCCGGTCGCGCTCCTGGGGTGGAAACTTCCTGGTCAGCGCTTCCTGTCCGTCACGGCCAAGAATGAGAATGGCAGGATTCAGCTTCTGAAAGCGCCTCAGAAGGGTCTTTGCTGAAGGTATCGGCAGCTTCTCTGCCTTCGCGAGACCCTCGGCACGGCTGTAGCAATCCGAGAAATTCGGCTTTTCCGGGCGCAGATAGTCCGCACGAATAAAATCCCAGATCCGCGAAGCGCACTCTGCCTGTTCGGTAAAGCGGCTGTATTTCGGCGCCAGTGCCGGAAGCCAGTCACACCGGTTGAGGCCGCGCAGGTCGCGATACCAGTTATTGATAGTCGTGTGACCGACACCGGCCTCCTGTGCCACCATCATGATGGCGTAGGTCTTGCGTGTTCCCGAGGCGCACAGCGTCTCCACCGCCTGAATGACGGACAGGGCCTTGATCGCCTTGGCCTTGTGAACGTCAGGCAGGGCTTCGTAACGGCGCCATAGCTCTTCCTTCTCGCGCTTCTCAGCCTGTGTCGGCTCCGCTGCCTTGTGAGCCGCCACAGCGAGCTTCGCACGGGCTGCAAGCGGGAGAACGTAAGGCGTGAACTCGTATCCGCCGCCCGCACCCTTGCGCTTGCGCCAGGTCAGGCCTTCCTTTTCCGGGGCGAGCCAGTTCTGGGCATTCGCGCGGTGCTGCAGGGCGCGTTTTGTCGTCGGCACGTCGGGCAGTCCCATTCCGGCCAGTTCGGCCAAAGTGAACCAGGCGTGTCCTGTTTCGGCGAGGTTCATGCGCCCCTCCACGAAAAGGCAAGCTCATTGAACTTGGCCTGAAATTCACCAAAGGTGATTTTCCCGGCCAGAGCTTGGTCAACGAACACGCGAAGCTCTTTCAGAAGAGCATCAGGCGCGCCTTCACTGGCAACCATATGCCCACGTGGCTGTCCCTCGGCCCACAGCTCCGCCCAGTGCCTGGACCGCCCTTCTGACGGATCTTCGAGGCCGGTTTTTCCCTTGACGGCATCCTTCACAGAGCGATCGGCAAAATTATCTCTGCGAGCATCTGCTTCGTGCAAGGCGGCCAAATGCTTGCGCACAGCTTCAGCATTTAGCCGAAGACCAGCAGGCTCGACAGGCAACGATTTATGAGACAGATCCAAGACCACAGCCGTCATAAGCTCTGCGGTCATACGCTCCAAACGGCTTGGAAGCTCCGCGTTTTGCGCTCCACTTCTTCCGAGCGATGCCAGCGCCTTACCAATGAGCCGTGCTGCCTCATGTATCTCTGCATCCGCGCGCATTGCCCTGAGATGCCGCTGCAAGGCCGTGCCCTCGCCGCCATTAACCTGTGGGTCGTTAGGATTAGCATTTGTTGCTTTTCGACCCGAATCCCGACGGATAGGCTGGATTTGATCCCTATGAACGTTCCATGCGCTGGGCGTCGTCGCTCGATATGTGCGATCAGAGCTCCACCGCTCAAAGTCGAGATAAAGCCCCTCGGCGATGTAAACCTTGAACATGTCGGGCAGATCGGTTTCTTCAAACTCGACGACGATACCGAGCACCCCGGCCTCGCAAGGCTGAAAATCCATCTTCGTATAGTAAGCAGTTCTGATCATCACCGCCCCCTGACACCGGCACGCAGCTTGCGCACACGGGCCTCGACATTGCGTTTGTGCTGTTCCAGATGCGCCAGCTCGACGGCTGGCAGATACTGGCGATCGATCACCGCCCAGCCATGATCGGCTGCGACGAATTCCAGAAGCCGCCTGTCCCGCGTGACGTGGAGCAGCGCATCGAAGCGCGGCACCGAAATCACGTGATCGTCCCGACTGGGCGAGGCATAGGCGTTCAGGATATTCAGCGAGATCTTCACATCCAGATAGCTGCTCATCCCCTCGGCGATCTCAGGCCGTGACATCCCTGATCCGTCACAGGCCAGAGACACCGCCCGGCTCAGACGCGACTGGAACGAGTTGCCCCGGATAAGACGTGGGTCGAACTCGGCAAGTGCGACCGGCGCGGACCAGTCGAGCAGGTCCATCTGTGCCCTGGTATGAATGGTCGGCATCAGGCAGCCTCCTTACGCACCGCACCCGGCAGGTGGGGAGACAGGAAATCGATGATCGTGTCGCGCTGGTAGGTCGATCCCTTCTCCCATGCCGCCTCGAAGGCGACAGAGGGCATTTGACCCGCAGCGTGGCGCACGATCTGCTCCTGCTCTTCCGGGTCGCATTTGCGCCAGAAGGCCAGAAACTTCTCCAGCTTTCCCGCCGGCTCAGGCTTAGGCTTGCCTTCGATCTGGCGCATGATCTCGCCGACCTGACGGATATCCGGCAGTTGGGGGATGGCTGCCAGCACCTTACGCTGGAGATCGGGCGTCAGCTTGGCCAGCGCATCCAGCTGCGACCCGCTATCGGCCAGCCAGGTATGGGCGATCTGATGACGCACATCCGGAGCAATGCCCTGAAACAGCAGGACGGCACGGCGAACCGTTCGCTCGGAAACGCCAAGCTTCTCTGCCGTGACTTCCGAGAAGGATGGGATCAAGTGGCCAAGCTTGTCCACTTGATCGGACTTCCTGTCACCACCATGCTTCGCCTCGGGGTGAAGCTCCTCATAAACCTCCTTGCGGCGTGCAAGGAAGGTCGCGCGGTCCAGTGGCGAAAGCTCACGGCGGAACAGGTTTTCATCAATCTCGAGCAGTTGCGCCTGAAGGTCGTTGGCCACAACCACGCACGCCATGATGGCTTGATGACCAAGCGAGATCACCGCATTCAGGCGATGCCCACCTGAGATCAGCGCATACTTCCCACTACGCCCGATCTTGCGCAGCTCGATCGGCTGGCGGAGGCCATGCTCCTCAATGCTTGCGGCAAGGAACGAGACATAATCCGTGTCGATCGAGCGCAGGCGATCGCCCATGTCGATCAGCTCGATTGCAATCTCCTGGACGTTCATGCTGCCGCTCCGTTTCTACGGAGATCGGACACCCGCAAAGCCGTATTGGTTCTGGCCATACGAGTGGAAACAGGAGTGCCGTCAGCATGATACCGATCGGGAAACGCAATCTCGGGCTTGAGCCCAAGCTCTTCACAAATGCGTTGTTCCAACACGATCGAGTGGCCCGGCTGGCTGATCACGGTGGCAACCGTGTTCTGGTGTTTGCCCAGTTTGCGGCTCAGCGCGGCCATGGTGCCGTACTTTTTGCGGATCGCAGCACGGATGTCTTCCGCGTGCATTCCGCATGGCTTCTGTGCCATAAGGAGACTCCTTCAAAACAGCCGGGCTGCCACCCGGCTTCATTTTTCACTCCGAAACGCGTGAACGAGACGAGAGAGAACGACGTGAGAATACGCGAAAGAGAACTCCGCGCAATCTCTTTTGAGCACTTCCCAGTTCTCAAAAGAGAATTTTCTGTGGATAAGTCCGCAAAATCCTTACGCGGCAAGGGCTTTTGATGGCTGACCCTGCTCCGATCTCAAACTTCCCAGATCTCAAAGAGAACTGGGAAGTGTCCGATGTCGCTGACCGCCTCAAGGAAGCCGTCCGCGCATCAGGAGGCAACAAGGCGGTCTCGTTGAAATCGGGTGTCCCATTGAGCACTTTGAATGGCTATCTAGCTGCTCGAAGAGAGATGGGCGCTTTGCCTGCCGCCAAGCTTGCTAGGACATGTGGCGTATCGCTCGACTGGCTGCTCTTCGGCGAGGGCGAGGCTTCCGCGCCTGCACCGGCTGCAGAGACCGCTCGCGCCGATGTCGCCATGATCCGCTACTACCCGGACATCCAGGCCAGTGCTGGCTACGGTATGCTTGGGGCCGATCAGGTGCGTTGCGAAGAGATCGCTATTCCTTCAGGAATTTTAGAAGACCTGCGACTACCCGCCAAAGATGCAATCATGATCTGCGTGTCTGGCGACAGCATGTCACCAACCCTAATGCCGCATGATCGCATCATCATTGACGCAAGAATGTCTGATTACCTGTCGGGTATTTATGTATTCGTCTCTGACGGAACTGTTCTAGTAAAGCGCATCTCGCTCGGCCCAGATGGATATGCGGATATCATCTCGGATAACGATCGCTACCCTTCAAAAGCAGTGCAGAAAGACCGCTTCCACTGGGGCAAACCCCAGACAAGCGACGCCATCACCATCATAGGCCGCGTCATCTATAAGATGCAGAGGATGTCATGA